AATATACTTCCATTTGCCTTTTACTCTTGGACCAACATAAATAATTGCGTTTTTACTTTTGGCGGTTATGTTGCCTATACTTTTTGCAAGTGATGAGTAATTTTGCCCATGACTTAACAGCTTTGATTTAGCTGTGTTAATTAATGGGCGCGTACTTTTTCTCAATATTGGCAATATTGTTTGTCTTTGCAGTTTATCGGGTAATGCATCCATTTGCCGCCTAACGCGTTTTAAATCTTTTATTTCAAAAGTTATGTTCATTACTCCACAAGTTTTGTTTTAATGATTTGTTATCTTCTGCCAATTGTAATTATACCAACTATATTATAATAATCGCTGTTATAAACCACCCGCATTTTTCGGTTTATCCCGGTTTTTGTTCTGATGTAAAAATTAAAAGTATCATCAGAATATAACATGTTGTTTTCAGCTTTTTCATTAACTTTATTTACCTGGATCGCTGCCATTGTTGACAAAAAAACACCCCATGATTTTACATCTTCACCATTTGACTGTTTTGTCAATGTTGGCGTTTCAATATTAATTGAATGATAAAATGCACTAATATTTGGAATGTTTTTATTCATAAAAATCAAATGATTTATATGGATCAACTAAATGATATATGCTTTTTGGAATGGTCCTATGACCTTCATCCCCTCTGTTTTCATATAAAAACCCAACCAATAATAATATTGCCGCTTTAATTGCACCAGGTACAGAATCAGCATCTGCATATCCGGCAGTAAATTCAATTGTAACGGCATTGTTTTGGGTTTGTGTAGTTTTCCAGCTTTCGCCATAAACAGGGTTTAGCCGCGCTGGTTCACTTTCTTTATCCAAAGAATATAATGATGATGATAATGTTTGTTCACTACCATTTTCATCAACATATTTTATTGAGCTTATTGCCGTTACCGGACATTCTTTTATATAAATTGTATCACTTGGAAATACATCCAAAAACAGTTGCCAGGTTGATGGCATAAGCTGCCTATGCATATAGCTTTGCACATGCATACGCGCAGCGGTAATTAATGATCCTATAAAAGTATCATCATCACTTACTGTAACTTGCAAATGTGCTTTTGCTTCTGTTAATGTAACCGGTTCTGATGTGGCTGCTGTTTTTAGCTTGTAAACCATTGTTATTTATTTATATACTCAATAATTTGTTTTGATAAAACTTTGCCAATCCCCTGGATAATTGTTAAATCTTCAACTTTGGCAATTTCATCAAGTGATTCAAAACCCGCTGTGATTAATTTCTGATGCCCCGGAATGTCAAAAGGTAATGATCCATCATTTGGCACATCACCATCATATTTTTCAACATAACCCATATCAAACAGATCATCATAACTTGGCGGATTTAAAAAAGCAACATCATCTTTAAAATATGCCAATCCAACACCGATTGCATTTTTTAAAAAAATTACTTTTATTTTATCATTCATAGTTTTAAATTTTTAAAATAGCCCCGCGCAAAATTGCGCGGAACTATCAAAAAAGCAATAATTTGGTTGCTTATGTTGTAACAGCATCAACCATTGCTGCAAAACTTTCCGGATGGCGCAATGCTACATCCCACCATGAATTGGCAACAACGCGTAACATGTTTGTTGTAGCCAATGTATAAGGATCAACAACTATATCTAAACCGCCCCATTGTCCTATCATCAGATCATTCCAATTACCAAATATTATTGCTGATAATGCTGTGCCTGTTCCCTTTGTCAAATCGCTTGGAACTTGGGTTGAAACCCCAGCTTTATATCCCATTAATTCATTATTTGACTGCATAACAAATAGACCACTACCGGAATCTAATGCTGTGCCTTTTAATTTTGCTCTTACTTTTGGATTTGTTAAAAATGCTAGGTTACCCAAATCAGCATTATCAACCGCAACTTCTCTTTCAAGATTTATAATATCTGCATATGTTGGGGCTGCTCCATTTGTTCCACCAGCAACAGAACCAATTCCAGTTGTGTTTAATATTCCAGTTGGTTGATTTGATGAACCGCTTCCATTAATAGCAGCTGAATCAATTGCCAAACTTATTGCCATCATAAGATCATTTCTTACAAAATTCTCAACATCAATTGATGATTGCATGATAAGCTGTTTTGAAATCTCTGAATAACCACCTAATCTTTTTGGGGATAAACTAATTTTTTCAAATGTTGGTGATTGCTCTGCGTTTGCATCATTTTCACCTTCCCAAGCTGCAGAACTTGCTGTTGCTTGTCTTGGTATATCAATGTTGCCGCTTAATCCTGTCATTAATTGCCCACCCAATTGTGTAGTTAACATTTTTGCGCGCAGTGCATCAATAAAACCATCAACAGCTGTTGGTACTGTATAACCCCCCTGGCTATCTGTTCCAACTGTCAAATCTCTTTTTTCACCTAAAACAAGTGATGGAATACCAATGCCGGAAACAGAAACACCATTTTGTTGTGCTTCGCGTTTTGCTTCATCATGCATTTCTTTTTCCAAACCATCCAATTCACGACCTTCAGCTTTTGATCTGATTGCGCGAACAAATGAATAATTTCCTACTTCTTTTTTTTCTTGTTTTGATGTTTCAGAATTAATAAATGATCCAGCCATTTCAATTTGTCTTTTTTCTGTGGCTTCTGCTCTTTTTATTTCAGTATCCATGCTGTTCATTTCTGAAAGCAAACTGTCATAATTTTTTATTTCTTCTGTGTTCATTTCGCGTTCTTCTGCTTTTGCAGCATCAACAAGCCCCTGGGCGCGTTCCCATACGGCAGCTTTTGATTCATTTAACGATTTACTTGTTTTCATAATAATTATTAATTAAAAACTCTTTTATTTATATAGTTTTAACTCCTGTTCTTTTATTTTTCTTTGCCATTGATCCGGTTGTTTTCTTTCGTTTTTAGCAGCTTCAAAATCACGCATATCTGCGCTGGCTGTGCTGTCCGGATATGCCGGAAAAGTTACCGGTCCAACATCAATTAAATTACTGATTTCAGTAATTGTTCTATCTTCTTCAATTCCATCTTGATCACTTGGTTGCCATTGTGTTGTTTTAGGAATAAACCTAAATGATGATCCAACAATATCCCCGCGTTCAACAGCTGCCAAAATATTATCTCCATTTGGTGATTTAGGTGCATCAAATTCATAGCGCAAACCAATTTCATCAATTAAAAGATTTAATGTTTTTTTATTCCTGGCTAAAATGATATTATTATCATGGTTAAAAACCGCAACAACATCATCATTTAAAACATTATCAAATGCTCGCGCATCAATTTTTTCCCTAAACCAGCCATCCATTCCCAGGGGATTGGACCATTTGTTAAAAACAGCTGCATATCCTGTAATTTTCCTGGTTTCTTCGCCATCTTCGCGCTGCTCCACTTTTATTTCACAATCAGAAAAACGCTGTAATATTTTGTTTTTTGTTTCCATTTATGATTTGGTTTTATCATGTATTTTTTCTAAATCATTTGCTTCTGCCATGTTGGTTTGCAAATAATATTTATCACCGCCAACTATTTTATTTCTTTCTTCCAATGCTCGTATTTCATCCCGGTTTAATGCACCGATATAAAACATATCCTTGTAATATTCCGCCCTGGCTTTTGCATCTCCGCGTAATAATCCTTCCAATGTAAATTTTGAATAATAATCTGATTTTTCAGATTCATTAAATAATTTTCTGTTAACTTCACTTTCCCATGTTACCAGCCAGGGTGTCATTGTATATTTTATAAAATCAATTGCTCTTTGTTCTGCTGATGCATAGGTTGGGTTTTTATCGGTTGCCAATAAATCCATGATCAAACCAAAATACCTTGCAATTTCATTAACTGAAAATTCACGCGATCCAATAAATTGCGCATCTTCCGGATTCATTCCAATTTCCTTAACATCAAAACCACCATCAATTAATGCAACATCATTTAATTTATTAGCTCCGCCATAGGTATCATTCCAACTGTTCAAAATGTTTTTACGCGCATTTACATCCTTTACAACACTATTATGTGTTAATGCAACCCGCTTTGCCCCACCATTTTTAAAAATAGTGCCGCCATATTTCTGCATTGCTAAAGCTGATCCAATGCTTTCCCTGGCAACAGTTAAAACTGATTTACCTTGTATTCCATCAAATCCAATCCCGCGAATATGAAAAACATCATCTGCCTGGAAAGGATTATCATAACCCTTTATTTTATAAAACAGATCATCATTATATTCAAACGGCTGCACATCATCCGGGTTTTGAATTAATTTTAATTCTGTTGGTCGGTATGATCCGTTTCTTTTTATTATTGAATATGCATTTCCCTTCAAAGTAGCATGTGATTGCATTACCTGCCGCCAGGTGAACGCAGACATTATTTTATTGGGTTCTGAATGAATTATTGGATGAATGGGATGTTTTGGTGAATATTGTTTTTCTCCATTTGATTGTTTATAAACACCAAATGGCAGCATGGCAACTGTATTTGATAATATTCTAACACATGCCCAAACTGCTGAAAATGTTAATGCAGTTTGTTGGGTAACTGCAATACCGGTTGATGATTCACCGCCCATAATATCAACTAACCTGGAAGATGGGTTTTTATAAGTTCCTAAATCTGAACTTCGTTTTTCCCATACAGGAATGCCAAAAATTTTATATTTTGTTGATGCCATACTTTTTTAAAAAATGTATGGCGCAAAAATATGGCGGGATTAAAAATTTGTCAATGTAACTTGGTTACCTTTCTATCAACATCATGTTACCTTTCTTTGAACAACCTTTGTTGATAACTTATAAAATTATGTGGGTTTTTCGCACCATTGTTGGATTGCATCAATAAGATCATTAATTAAACAAAGACTTTGATTTTCCCTTCAAATATATTTTAAATCTCCGCGTTTTATGTGAACCACAAAAAATACATTTATTATTTTCTTTTTAATCTTTTATCCCTGGCTTGTCGGTAACTCTGAAAATTGGTATATTTAGTTTTTCCAAAATAACTTTTATATTCCTGTTCCAAAATTTTAAATGCTTCAACCTGGGTTGTTACTTTTGCGCTGGATAAAATATTGGTAAATGCTTTGTCATATCCTTTTGCGGTCATTAATAATTTTGCTTTTTCATCTAACATTTTAATTATATTTTAGTGAAACCATCATTTAAAAATCTTTTATCAATATCATCATTTTCCGGGTTACTCCAAAAGGATGCCAGGGCAATAATGATTGCCATAATTCCATCAATTTTATCTGTACTGCTTTTTTTTGATGGTCTTATATTTTCATTTGTATCTTGCCATATCATCACATTTGACATCATCCAGCGCAATACTGGATGCCCGCCATGATTTATTTTCTTGTTTTTTATAAGTGAATAAAAACGCTTTGTTGGTTCGGATAAATTACCAATATTCATTTCAACCTTATCAAATACATTTGGATCAATTGAATCAGTTAGATTAATAATTAGTTGGCTGCTGTTCCATTTGTCAAAACCAATTTTTTTAATATTAAATTTATCATGTATTTTTAAAATGGTATCTTCTATTATCCGGTAATCAGTTACATTTCCAGGTGTTGATAATAAATAGCCCTGGTCATGCCAATTTTTATAGAGTAGATCACCTCGGTTTTGCCTTGTTTCAATCATTTCCTGGGGTATCCAAATAAATGGCATAATCCCCAATATATTTGCACCATCAACAAACAAACAAATTAAAGATGTTGTATCATCCGTTGATGCTAAATCCAATCCCAAAACAACATCAGAACCATAAAAATCAGCTTCATTAATTTTTTCTAAATTACATGCCATCCATACATCATCTGAAACCCATGAATAAATTGAACTGGTCCATTGATTTAAATGTAATTGCCGAAACGCATTTTCGCGGTTTGGGTTGTTTCTTATTCGCTGTGCTTCGGATTCAATATAATCAGCTTTAACTATTGATCCAAAACCAGGGTTTGCCAGCTTCCAAGTTTTAAGATCAAAAATATCCATTTCTTTGGGTGCAGAATAAACTATGCCTAAAAATGTATCATCTTTAATTACTCCATCCTTTACTTTTCGCGCATATTCATGCATTTCATAACAAATTGAATTGCGATCTGTACCAGCTGTTGTTAGTAACAGGGTTACCGGTTGCCGCCTTGAACCAACCGATGTTGTTAGTACATCAAATAATTCCCTGTTTTTTTGTGTATGCAGTTCATCAAAAATAATTCCATGCGCGTTAAAACCATGCTTTGTTGATGCATCTGCGGATATGGCTTTGTAATGTGATCCGGTTTTTGGATATTCAATTGAATTTCTCCAGGTGTTAACCCTCATTGATAATGCTTTTCTTTGGATCACCATTCTTTTGGCAACATCAAAAATAATCCCAGCCTGCCCGCGATCAGCTGCCGCACTATATATTTCAGCACCGGGTTCACCATCTGCTGTTAATAGATATAATCCAATTGCTGCTGCCAGGGTTGATTTCGCATTTTTCCGGGGTAATTCAATATAAATAGTTCTGTATTTTCTTAATTTAGTTTGTTTATTTTTCCAACCAAACAATGGTTTTACAATATCATTTTTTTGCCAATCTTCTAAAATTACGGGTTTACCTTGTAATTCACCCTTTACATGGGTAACATATTTTTCAATCCAATTAACAGCTTTTTCTGCTGCTTTTTTATCATAAAAATATTTACTTGGCATTTCCATTATAATGCTTTTAAAAATATATAAATACTTCTTTTACCAAATTTATTTCCTTTTTTAAATCCCATAATGTTATGTGTAATTCCTAATAATATTTTTAAACATATAATAATATGTAACTACATTAATTTTATTTCCGTGTGTACTAATTTTACACATTTCTGACTTAATAGCCGTGTCTAAATCTTCTATATTTATCTCCTTATCAAAAAAGCTATACCCTTCTTTTTGCTCAAACATCACAAGTGCTTTTCTTATTTTATATGTATCATTAAAAGAAAATGGTATATAGTTAGATTTTATCCATTCCCACATATTATGTGGATTAGATGTATTGGGTGCTTCTGCGTGGCATTCTTTACATAATAAAACATAATTGCTGGGTATGTCATTCCCATTTAGCGAGTGTGGTATTATATGACACCTTTGCAATGAATTTTTTTTTGATTTTCTGTATTTATTATCGCCACAATTCCAACAATGAGTATGGGCATCTGACCAATCAAAATTCAATTGTGTTTCATCTATCTCATTGTTGATAATCCAATAATCAGCAATTTGACTTAAAGTAGTTTTCAGCATCTTTTTTCTTTTGTTTACATTCATTCCACATTCTAATATTGTTTTGCCAGCTTTATAATCAACTAAATTTCTTGCTCCCATTAATCAAAATCATTATCATTATTATTTTCTTTTTCCGGCAATATCATTTTTGCCCTGGCTGATGGTGTAAACCCAAATTCAGCAGCAATTGATTTACTTCTTTCCCATGAGATCTTATTTATTTTTGCTATTCTTAAAAATACCATTTCACTTTGATCAGATAATGCTGCATTGTGCGGCACTTTTGAAAGTTCAATTGATGTATCAATATAATTTCCATATTCTTGGCAAAATGAAATAAACAGTTCAAAATCCAATGGTGTTAATACTCCCAGTAATTGCAACTGTTGCCCCTTTTGTTTATATATTTTTTTAGATGTTTTACTGAACCATCCTGGGGCTGGCGGCAACTTTATAACCGGATCAATATTTATTTCATTTTTATTGGTCCGGCATGGTTGATTTGTACCCCTTATTTTTTTAATCGCTGTTGGTATCGGTTTTCTTCCTTTGGTCATTTTGGTATTTTTGCATGTATATAAAAAAGGC